GGATCAAAAAATGGGAATGGCAGCCGGACGAGCGGGGGCCCATCCGGATCCGGAAGAAGCCGGAGGCGGGCAGGCCCTACGTGATCGGCGGGGACACCGCCGGGGAGGGCTCGGACTGGTTCGTGGGCCAGGTGCTGGACAACGTGACCGGGGAGCAGGTGGCGGTGCTGCGGCACCAATACGGCGAGCGGGAATACGCGGAGCAGATGTACTGCCTGGGCTGGTATTACAACGAGGCCCTGGTGGGGATCGAGATCAACTACTCCACCTACCCGCAGAAGAAGCTGGAGGAGCTGGGCTACACGCGCTTCTACGTGCGGGACCGGGTGGACAGCTTCAAGGGGAAGCCCATGGACGCCTTCGGCTTTCAGACGACGGCGAAGACGCGGCCCCTGGCCGTGGACGGCCTCCGGGACGTGGCGGCCCACGAGATCGGGCTGATTACGGACTACGAGACGCTGGGGGAAATGCTCACCTTCGTCTACGACGAGCGGCGGCGGCCCCAGGCGGAGGAAGGAGCCCACGACGACTGCGTGATGGCGCTGGCGATCGCCTGGTACATCCGGGGGCAGCAGAGAATGAACGTGGAGGAGCCGGAGGCGGAGGGCAAAGCCAAATGGACCGCGGACATGTGGGACGATTTCTGGGGCGCCGATGAAGAAGGGCAGAAGTATCTGATCGAGAAATGGGGAGAGCCGAAGTGAGGCCCCTCATCCGCCCCTTCGGGGCACCTTCCCCCAGGGGAAGGCATAGGAGGACGATATGACGAGAAGCAACGGGAAGCTGGATTACTGGAAGGACTGGCTGGGGCGGAACGAGAGCGCCCTGGGGGATCTGACGCGGAAGATGGACGAGCGGGAGGCCCTTTACCGGGGAGAGACGCGGGAGATCCGGCCGCTGACTGACCGGGACACGCGGAAGAGCGGGAAGCTCCGGAGGACGAGCCACCTGCGGAACATCATCGCGGAGAACATCGAGAGCGAGGTAAGCGCCAACATCCCCCAGCCGAAGGTGACGGCCCGGCGGCAATCTGACGAATGGCGGGCGAAGATCCTGGAAGACATGCTGCGCAACGAGCTGGACCGGCTGCCAATGGAGACGCTGAACGACCAGATGGAGCGGACGGTGCCCATCCAGGGCGGGGCCTACTGGCTGGTGGAATGGGACAACTCCAAGAAGACGCACAGCACCGTGGGGGACGTGAGCGTCAGCATCCTGCACCCGAAGCAGGTGATCCCCCAGGACGGGGTTTTCGGCGCCGTGGAGGACATGGACGCGGTGGTTATCAAGCTCCCGCAGACCAGGGCCTACATCAAGCGGGTGTACGGCAAGGACGTGGAGGAGGGCGAGGAGGAGCCGGAAGCCCGGACGCTGGACAACGACGCGGACCAGGCGGAGGACATGGTGACGCAGTACGTCGCCTACTACCGCAACGACAAGGGCGGGATCGGAAAATTCTCCTGGGTGAACGACACGGTCCTGGAGGACATGGAGGACTTCGAGGCCCGGCGGCTGCGGAAATGCAGCCAATGCGGGGAAATCCTCCAGCCGGACACGGAGACCTGCCCGGTGTGCGGCTCCGACCAGGCCCAGGAGGGCGAGGAAGAGAGCGAGAAGCTGTTCAGCCCCATGAAGACCGCCAACGGGACGGAGATCCCCGGCGCGGCGGAGAGCGTGGACGAGCTGGGGCTGCCCATGATGCAGCCGACGGTGCTGCCCTACTACAAGCCGGACCGCTTCCCCATCTTCCTGCAGAAGAACGTGAGCGTATTCGGCCAGCTGCTGGGGGAGAGCGACGTGGACAACATCGCGGACCAGCAGAACACCATGAACCGCCTGGAGCAGAAGATCATCGACCGATTCGTGAAGGCGGGCACGAGGATCACCCTGCCGCCGAAGGCGAACATCAACATGGACACGGACGACAGCGAGACGATCCACCTGAAGAACGCGGCGGACGCGGCCATGATCGGCATCTATCAGTTCTCCGGAGACCTGAGCCAGGAAATGAACTACAAGGACCAGGTCTACGAGGAATCCCGGCAGCGGCTGGGGATCACGGACAGCTTCCAGGGCAGGAACGACGACACGGCGCAAAGCGGCGTGGCAAAGCAATTCGCGGCCCAGCAGAGCGCCGGCCGGCTGGAATCGAAGCGGATCATGAAGGAGGCGGCCTACGCCGAAATCTTCCGGCGGATCGTGATGCTCAAGGTAGCCTACGCCGACGAGCCGCGGAGCGTGGTGGCCACGGACGACCGGGGGCAGGCCAAATACGAGGAGTTCAACCGCTACGATTTTTACGAGCGGGACGCCGAGGGCAATTGGCACTGCATCCTGGACGACGACCGTTTCCTGTTCTCCTGTGATACCTCCGCACCGTTGGCCAACAACCGGCAGCAGCTGTGGCAGGACACTACGCAGATGTTCCAGATGGGCGCCTTCGGGGACAGCACCAGCGTGGACACGCTGCTTCTGTACTGGACAAAGATGGAGCTGCTGCACTATCCGGGAGCCAGCGACACGAAGGAATACCTGACGAAGCTCAAAGAGGAGCAGATGCAGATGCAGCAGCAGCAAATGCAGATGCAGCTGCAGCTTCAGCAGCAGCAGATGGACATGCAGGCCCAGGCCCAGCAGGCCCAGGCGCAGCAGGCCATGGCAGCGGCGGCGCTGGAGCGGGACCGCTTCCGGGCGGAGCGGGACGACAAGCGGCAGGACCGGCAGGCGGCGGAGCAGCAGATGATGATCGACGCCGACAACCGGGCCAGGGAAGACGCCAGGCGGGACGCCATGGCCATGCGGGGCAGGCCGCAGAGACCGATGTGATCAACCGAAAGGAGAAAATAGCATGAAGTATCAGAAGAAGCCCGTGGTGATCGAGGCCATGGAATGGACGGGGTATAACGGGATGGAGGTCATTTCGTGGGCAAATGAAATTGATCCGTGTCCCAAAAACCCGACTTTTCACTTTGTTCGTCGAAACCTGGAAGAAGAGCCCAACGGCCACGACCTGTACGAGCTTCGCATCATGACTCTGGAAGGGGAAATGACCGTCAGCATCGGAGACATGATTATCTGCGGCGTCAACGGCGAGTTTTACCCCTGCAAGCCGAGTATTTTCGCCAAGACCTATGATCCGGCAAAAAAGGAAAGCGGCTATACCTTCGGAGAAGCCATCGAAATGATGAAGAACGGCAAGAGGATGAGCCGCCGGGGATGGAACGGGAAGCGGCAGTACATCGAGCTCGCCACCGGCATTTCCTACAAAAACCCGGACGGCAAGATCGTGAACGCGGAACATGAGGCCATCGGGAACGCCGCTATTGCCTTTGTGGGCACCAGCGGGGTGCAGATGGGCTGGCTGGCATCCCAGGCGGACATGCTGGCCAATGACTGGGAGGTGCACGAGGGATGATTATTACCGGAAACGCGCACTTTCAGTCTGTGTGCCACAAGAAGCTCCTGGAGTGGTACCGGGAGCAGAAGCCGGAAGTCGAGATCACCGAAGCCGACATCTTCACAGTATGGCTGTGCAAGACCCTCCAGAATTACAAATGCCTGGTAAGTACCAGCATCAGCGGGGACGGCATCTATGCCGAGTACACCTACAACGGGGACAAACAGGAGCTTTACGAGGACGTGTACGTGAAGCTCACCAACCGGAAGCTCACGGAAGAATGATTTTCACCGCCGGACGCGGCGGATGAAATATACGCTTTGCCAGCGGAAAAAAGGCCATTCGCAGGAATGCGGGAAAATCCGGAATCCGGAGAAAGGAGGGAAACGGGATGGCTGAGAAAGGCTACATCGGCAAGATCAAAAACAGCGGTTCGCAGGTAGTCCAGGCGCCCAACCAGAGCAAGGGCAAGAGCGGCACCGGCAAGGTGATCCGCGGCACCGATCTCCGGACGGGCAAGGGCGGAAAATAAGACCGCCCTGCGGGGGATGACCTCTCCACCGCCCGCGGGCGGTCCCCCTCCCCTTTCAGGGGAGGCAAGGACGGAGGCCACCTCATCAGTCACTTCGTGACAGCTTCCCCCAGGGGAAGCCGGGGACGAGAAGCAAATACTCCCCAAAAGGGGAAGGCATTTTCGCATTGAACGCGGGAAAAAATCTATTCGCAGGCCCGGCGCACAGGGCAGAAGGAGAAACCATGGACGAAAATCTGGAAAGTTTGTTTGAGGACGTGTTTTCCGACACTCCGGCGGAGGAGCCTGCGGCGAAGGCCCAGGAGACGCCTGCCGACGATAAAAGCCAGCAGGAAGGAAACGATACCTCCGGAAAAGACGAAGCCAAGAAGGAGCCCATGCCGCCCGACGAGCGGGCACGGCAGGCCCACGGACGGCGGATGCGGGAGGCGGAACAGAAGGGATATCAGCAGGCCAGGAAGGACCTGGACACCACCATCCGGGAGCTGGGGATCGAAAAGCCCGACGGGAGCAGGATCAGCACCGTGGACGAGCTGGAAGCCTTTGCGAAGGCCCAGAGAAATGACCGGCTCAGCAAAGGGACCCCCACGGAGGCGGACATCCAGGCCGTGGTGATGGAGACGATCCAGGCGCAGCAGGCGCCGCGGAGGCAGCAGGAAGCGCAGATCAGCGCGGAAGAGCGGGCCGCGGTGGACCGGCAGCTGGCGGAGATCCGCCAGGAGGATCCGGAAATGAAGGACCTGGACGCGATCCTGAACAGCGCGGCGGGGCCGAAGTTCCGGGAGCTTGTGGGAAAGGGCCTGGACTTCAAGGACGCCTACGAGCTGGCGGCGAAGGAGCGGCTGGCGGGCATCCGGGCCAACCGGGCCGGGACGAAGGGGGCCGGAAAGGACCACCTGAACGCCACCCGGCAGCAGGGGGCCGGGGCGCTGGACGTGCCCAGGGAGGACATGGCCTATTTCCGGGCGCTGAATCCCGAAGCGTCCGACGACGAAATCCGGAAATACTATAACGCCGACCGGAAGCGGTTCGGCTGACAAGGCCCCGGCCAGGGGCCGGAAAGGAATGAGAAAACATGAGAGGTTTCATCCCTCACAGCAACGAGGACGGGCGCGTCCCGCCCTGGGAATATCTCCCTTGCAGCGCCATCACCCCTAAGCAGGGCATGGCGCTGGTGCAGAGCAGCGGCAATCTGGCCGTTGCCACAGGCACCACGAAGCCCACCTACATCTCCATGGTGGAGGAAGGCGCCGCCGTCACCGCGGGCGACCTGATCCCCGTGATCCGGGTGCAGCCCGACCAGGTGTTTGAATGCACCAACTCCGCCAGCCTCAGCGGCGTGAGCATCGGACAGAAGGTCACCCTGCATGCGTCCAACGGCCTTCAGATCACCGGCACTACGTCCAGCGGCGTGGCCGAGCTGGTCTACAAGGAAGCCGACGCCGCCGGGTCCCGCTGCCTGGTCCGGTTTCCCTGATAACTGAGAAAGGAGGACAAACGAAATGCCCAATATCACTTTTTCCGAAAACAGCAACGTGAACAACAGCATCTACGGCAAGAGCCAGGCGCCGATCCGCATGATGATCGAGAAGCGGGGCGAAGCCTTTGAGGCGGAGAGCATCGCAAAGCAGGTGTTCAAGACCGAAAAGAGCACCCACTGGGCGGAGAAATTCACCAGCATGACCGCCATGGACGGCTTCGAGCCCGTGGGCGAGAACGGGGCGTACCCCACCGACGGCCAGGAGGAAGGGCCCAGCAAGGTCCTGGAACATATGACCTGGAAGGACAGCTTCAGCCTCAGCCGGGAGATCATCGACGACGCGAAGATGATGGACCTGCGGAAGAAGCCCGCCGCTTTCGTCACCGGCTACTACCGCACCCGCGAGAAGTTCGCGGCCGCCATGCTGGGCGGGGCGATCAGCGGCAACGGCAACGTGAGTTTCCGGGGCCGGAAGTTCGACGCCAAGGCCGCCGACGGTCAGAACCTGTTCTACGCCTCCCATCCGGCGAAGATCAAGGGCGCGACGCAGAGCAATCTGTTCAGCGACGCCTTCGACGAGGACACCCTGGGCATGCTGGAGACCCGGATGCAGAACTTCCACGGAGAAAACGGGGAGATCCTGGACGTCGCTCCGGACACCATCCTGATCCCCAACGTTCACAGCCTGAAAAAGGCCGTCTTCAGCGCCATCGGCGCGGACAAGGATCCGGCCACCGCCAACAACGGCTTCAACTATCAGTTTGGCCGCTGGAACATCATCGTATGGCCCTATCTGAATCAGTACGTCACCCTGACGGGCACCGCCATCCCCTGGGTGCTGCTGGACAGCCGGTACAACAAGGAGTACGGCACCCTTGTCTGGCTTGACCGCGTGGCCCTGGACGTGCGCAGCACCCTGGACGAGAACACCGACGCCAACGTGTGGCGCGGCTACGCCCGCTTCACTGCCGGTTTCAACGACTGGCGCGGCATCGC